ACCAACCTTTGTATAATATGTGGTGGTTTATTAAACAAAGCCGACAAGCAAAACATAAAGATACTAAAAGTAAAAGAAGGGGAGTTAATAAGGTGTTTATTTAAAAATGGTAGAAAGGTAAAAAAAATGAGCAATGACAATATAAAATACATTAACAAAAGTTCTAAAGAAAGAATGGTTAGGGAGTTATTAGAAAAAAAAGGTGAAGACTATGGTAACTTTAGTAACAACGCTTATGTGGTTGCTAAATTTATTCAAGGGGTTTTGGAGGTTGTTAATAAGCAACACTTAACCGTTCCCATTACTTTAATTCCTCAACTAATGATTGTACTTAAATTAACCAGAACCATTAACGATGGTACAAAAAAGAATCTTTATAAAAACGACACCCATTCCGACATAGATGGCTATAATTCTTTGTTAAAGGAAATGATGAGAATTGCAGATCAGGAGGATAAAAATGGCAAGTAATGGAAAGGTTTTTTATAGTCCACAAATTAAGAAGATACTTACCTTTATGGCTAAATACCATAGAGAATACGAAGCCTACCCCAAGTTGAATGAGATAGGAAAATCTTTGGGTGTTTCCAAACAAAGGATAGGTGTACTTTTAAAACAAGCTGAACAACTAGGGCTTGTTCAATCTCACAACTATTTCATGCGAAAGTATAGCTTGAATAATTTGGCTAAAGAAGGTAAGTTGAAAGTCAATAATTACTATGAGTTGTAATTATGCAGAAGTGTAAGAAGGTGTGGAACATAGAGATGACGGTAGCAATGGAGCAAGATTTTGATAGCCCTGAATTAGCCGCTAATCAACTTCAACCCTCCGACAAGTCAAAGGTCAAAGAAATTACTGGTCAAAGAATCATATTTTCCACAGTAAAACTGTTAAAGGAGGATAAGACAGCAGATGGACTACGATCCAAAAAAAATAAGGGAGTTGGAGGAACAAGTTCAGGAACAAACTAGGCTGATGTATAAAGCAAAAAGCTGGGTTTATAAAAAGCAAAATGCTATTTTAAAAAAGCAGGAAGACCTTCAACTAGAAAAAGCAAAGCAAGACACAATTACGACATAGTTTATTTATAAGTTGTGTGGATAAAATATACATGGTTGTAAACAACCAGAAAGGAGTATTGTCTTTATGCCAACCGATCAAAAGGAAAAATTTTCATTTGATAGTCATGTCGGTAAGAAATTAAGAAACAAAAGGGTACAACTTAAAAAAACACAAACAGACGTTGCAAATTCCACAAACAAAACTTTTCAACAAGTTCAAAAGTATGAAAAGGGAGTTAATGGAATGAGTGGTTTTGTTTTAGGTCAAGTTGCTAGATACTTAAAAGTACCAGTTACTTATTTCTACGAAGGTTATGATTATGAAACTTTTACAAGTCAACTAACTTACAAAGATAATGAACCAGAAATTCATGTGAACAATCAGCACAGGAATGAAAAGCATTATCCCAATCCGAATTCTTATGGTGAAATTACCGACCATTTGAATCTGCAAGTAGTAGCAGCACAAAAACTGGTAAGTAAGTAACAAGAATAAGCAGGGCTAGTCAGAACCAAGAATAGGTCAACTGACTAGCCTGAGAAGTGTAAAATGATAGACCTTTACTATATTAGAATTATTCTAAAATACAACCCTTAATATAGACCCTCCAACCAAAACCCAACCATATCAAAATGATTACACCTAATCCGTAGTTTTATTAATCTTTTTACGATTATAAATCTTTTTGGAGGGTATGACTTGAGATTTGTATTGTGGAGTTCTCAGGCTTTTTGCAACAGGATTAGGCGTACTTTTTTTTATGAGTAACTTTTTTTCCTGTTTTTTTAGCATACCTTTTAGCAGCTTTCTTTCCTGCTTTTGAATATGAAAAATGTTTTCTACCGACTTTTGGCATTTTGTTCCTTCTCCGTTTCTATTTTGTAACAAGAATGATGTGCTGGCTTGTGGGTCGCATAAATAATAAACGACATATCATTGGTAATCTCTTTGGCACAATGCAAACAATTTCCTACCGTTCTCACCATGCGTTGTCTTTTTGAAGAAGCCCAGCTTTTTTTTTTTTTTTTTTTAAACATCAGTTGGAAACCTGAATCAAAAAGTAAAGACCAAAGAATAAAACGATAATCCCAGTCACATAAAACAAGCGATCAGGATTCCACATACCTATTATTTTCTTTTCTTTTTGCCCTTATTTTTTTTCTTATTTTTCTTTTTGTTTTTCTTTTTTTTAGCCATTGTTTTTCCTTGTGCGATGAGTCTTTGTTTATTGTATTCTTCTTCGCTTATATCATCGGCATAAGCCAAGACCATTATTTTACGATCTTAAAAAGGAGTGGGCTTTCTTCCAGTCTTTTTCATCTTTGATTTCAGCAACCACCCTTCTTTCTTCAGCTCTTACATTTTTAGTCTGAGGTTCAGATTTAATACGACCCTCTTGTTCTAAAAGATTTTCTGTTGGTGTATTTTTAGCCATGTGTTTATTTCCATTGATGATAACCTTTATCATCTTTTATTAAGGATTCTTTTCTGTTGTTAGCAATTTTTATTGAACAGTGAATCCATCCACTGTTCTTATCAGACTGGTCATAATATTCAAGGATTAGTTGATCGAAGTCAAAGTTGTTTTTAATATGGGAAGCAACTTCTTTGTTGTCGTAAGTTGGAATTTCAAAGTCAGCCGCAGCTCCGTTATTAGCACAGTGCTGTGATTGAGGTGAAGATTTTATTAATTCACACAAGGCCTGACTACGGTAGCCAGAAGTAATTTTAATGGGAGCTTCGTAGTATTCTCTTAAAGGTTCAAGAATGTTAGTACAAAGATGTTTGATATAATAAATTTGTGAGCCGTTAGGATCATTAGTAATTCCAGCCCTTAACGCTGTTTGAGATTGCGTCATTTCTTTCAGGCTGAAGTGAGGACTAAGCATCATAACTATAAACTAATTTCTTCTTTTTTAATTTCCTTACAATAAAATTTAATATATGTTTCATTTTCATTAACATAGTCTGATCCCATTACATCTATTAGTTGTAACGAATCCATATAACCTTGTCGCATACAACTATCCCAATCAGAAAATTCAACATTTTTTTTCCATCCTTTTTCGCACAGTCCATTGACTGCCGAACAAATTATCAAAACCAATATTATTTTCATTATTTATCATGGGTGTTCCATAAGCATTTTACTATGTTTTTTCTCAGACCTCAATCTTTTCTCAAGCTCTGTTATCTTTTCAGTTAATTTTTCATTATCCTGATTGGCATATTCTAGCTTCTGCAAACACCTTTTGTTTGCACTGTCCTTACTTTTACCAGCGTCTTGAAGTTCTGCAACTTCTTGTTTTAAAATTCTTACTTGGTCTTTATACTCATTAATGAGTTCATGGGAAGTTTCGGTCATAGATTATTTTTTTTTAAAAGTAGAAACACCCTTAATTCCAAGAATTGTAGAAAAAGCTCCTACTACAAGAGCTTGGTAGAACATAGGTAAGTTTGAAAATTTATCAAAAAAAATATCTATTTTTGCCTGTATGTTTGGATCATCACTAAATACAGACCAAGCCAATAATAGCAAAGGAATTGAAATTAAGATAAGGCAAAATTCGTCTTTCCAATCTTCCTTATGCGAAGCAATAACAGCTTTTTTAAATTCGACCTCTCCATTAGCCATTCGTTGAGCTAACTTTAATTCTGCAACCGATTCTAATTCTTTTGTTTTTCTTCTATTGGATGCAATAGACATCCCTGTCTTAAGGATTCCAGGTACTAACTTTGCTGCAATGTTTAACCACATAAATTATTTATACATATCCTTGCATAACCACTTTGAATACTTTTTCCATAGTTTTTTAAACCATTTCATAAGTCCTCCTATGTTATTATAATTAATTACAGTTATTTTTATCTACATCAATGGGTTTATCCCCACTAAAGAACCATACCCATGAAGAAATCTTAGTGCCGTCTTGGGTATAGGTACACTTCTGACCTACTGTACACCCTGAAAGAACAAGGAATATAAGAATGAGAAATAATTTTTTCATATTGTCTCCTGTTTAAAGTATATAAAGAATTAATCCAACTACAAGCAGGATTATTATCTTTGTTCTGGTGCTTCTATTCCACCAAAATAAGGATAATTTTGTTTTAAAGTCAGGCAATGTTATCAAAGGAAAGCCCTCCTATTTAATTCCATGAATCATTCTTACCACTTTTACCGCCTTTTGTATCTTATTAATATTCTCTAAAGTAGGGGATTCAGTAGCAGAAAATGAATTCACATTTTGTACTAGCATTAAAGCTATGATAATTTGCAGCATAAATTAGTGAATTGTGGGTTGTTTATAAGGCTTGATTGGAGTTTCATGGATCATGTCCATCATCAAGTCATACTCCTCATCCGCTAGAACCGTTTTATAAATTCGACAAGCGATTGCCATATAAGTTGCAGCAATCTTTTGTGGATCATGGTTCATAGTGAGCATTAAGGCTTCTTGGAAAACCTTATTATAAATCGTTTGTAAATCATCGTCTTTCATTTTTCATTGTTCCTATAATACAAACTCCAGTTTGAGGCGTTCTAATGGTGTGTTCATATGTTTCTTGTTCGGCCTTTTCTTGATCTTCTTGACAGCATATACCTAATCTTTCTTTTTCTTTGGTATGCGTAGTGCAAGTTTTTTTTTCTCCTATTGGCATGACTCACACTCATCATGCTCACAATTCATGCAACTACAGACTCCATACATATCACTATGTTCCTTTAAAGAACAGTGGCAATTACAGTTGCAATGCTTACATTTTGTCATTAATATTTTTCTTCTATTATCTTAATTATCTTTTTTAAACCCATATAAATTTCAGTTTCGGCTTTAACTTTACCACAAGCAAATCTAACATTTTCAGGATTAACTTCCCTAGAAGCAATCCTTTTAGATTTTAAACAATCAGACATACTTTCTTTATAAGTGTGTTCAATAATACCACCTTGGTAAAACATACAAAGAGCTACAACTACTTCTACAATTTTTTCCATTTAATGTCCATTTTCATTAGCAAATTTACTTACAAGTTTGTACCATCTTTCTTTCCAATACTTTAATTTAGTTTTATTCCACATAATAGCCGCAAGGTTTATTTCATCCATATCTGCTCCCATTTAATGTCCATTTCCATTAGCAAACGATCTTTGCTTATCTTTTAATTTCTCTACATCTGATTGAAGTTTATTAACCGCTTTACTTAACGCAGTTATATTAACTTCATTATGTAACATACTATCTACTCTTATTTGTAATTTATCGGTCTGCTTGTAAAGTTCTTCGATCAACATGAACTGCTCAGAATCAGCAGGAAGTGATCCTAATAATCCTCTGGGCCACCCAATTCTAAATTCAGAGTTAAGAACTAAATCCTTTTCCATAATTTCTAATTTAGTTGAATGTTGATTTAATTTTTCTTGAATACCAAAAAATGCCCAAGTTCCAATAGCAACCATAGCAATTAAAGAGGCTACAGTTTTCATTGGCATTTGAACTGCTGCCGATTCTGATATATTTAAAGGTTTTTTATTCATTTTCTTTTTCTTCCAAAATAATGTTTAGATGGTTCATAATTCCATCTCATTCCATGATGACCTCTGATGTCAGCATACCACATTCTTAACCGAACTATCCATTTTCTAACTGGTCTTGGCATTAAAATATAACCTTTATGACCAAGTACAATGTAATAAAAATAAACATACTCATCATTTGAATATCATAAGGATGGTTAATCATTAGCAGCACCACACCAAGCTAAAGTAAATAATAATACCATTAAAAAAATTGAAAAAGATCGCATCCATTTATCTTGCGTCTCCATTTTTTTTCTTGCGTTTCTTCTTGCCCTCAGTATTTTTAAATTCCTGAATTTCACTATCATTCATCATTAATTCTATTTTTAATGCCTTTTGTTTTTTGGTTAGGATGCGATTGATTTTATAGTTCCTTGATTTCCGATAAGAAATTGTTTTTACATCAATCAATTTTATTTTACCACATTTTGATACTGCTACAATATCAAAAGGACATTGTGGATCTAAAGATTTGGCAACCCAGTGTCCGCTTTGTGTTAATTTTGTGATGGCTTTTAACTCAGAGATCGTTCCTTTGACGCTTTTGCTGAGTTTTGCCATAACTATACATACAAGATATAGTTGTGTTTCACAACCAAAGCACTACATCTATCAGCCTAAAAGGAGATGACGAAAGGCGGCAAAGATATTTACCAAACCAATGCTAAGAACCAGCCATAAAATTCTTTGTATTGTTACAATTTTATCGTTGAGATGCTTGAGGTGGTTCTTTTCAATCATGGTAATTCTTTGATTGATGAGCTTAATCTCTCCCCTAATTTCTACAATCTTTTCGTTTACATTTGGTTTATTTGGCATATTAAATTCCTTATCTTTGAGATTGAAAATATTTAATTAAAGTATCT